GTAATGGAACTTATGAATTAACTTGTATAAGTGAAGAGCCAACGGATGTATTTAATGGACGAAGATTTACAAAAGAGCAGTTAAAACAAGGAATGATAAAAGGAACAGTTAAAATAGCAGAATGAAACTTTTTTTTAATTAATTTTTAGCGTGGATTTTAAAAAACAAAATAATATGAGAACAATAAATGGAACAATAAATTTGGAAAGCAATAAAGCTGAATGGGTACAATTAAATCCGTATGAAGTAATTGGAATAGACCCAAAACCATTTACGCCAAGAGATTTATTCACTAACGAAATACTTTTGGATAAGAATGGTGCATTTGTAAAAATAACCGAATTTGGTGGTGCTGGTCTTTTCGGCAAAGACTCTTATTCTTGGATGTGGGTAAGAATGAGAAAACTAAAACACAAACAAGTTAATCCAAATCGGTTTTATTTTTCAATAAATACACACAACCCAAAAGAAGTTTATCATAGAACACCCGAAAGACCAGAAGGCAGTAAATATGGTGGAGTTGGTTTTGGTGGATGGGAAAACTCCGTTGAAGATTGCATCAAGAAATGTTTTCCAAACGAACATAGAAAAAAATCAACTGGCAGTATGTATTGGTCAAAAACATTAGAGATTACCAAAATAGAAAAAACAGATTTAGAAACTGGTGTGATAGAAATTATTGAACCTACAAAAGAATACAATACTATTTTGAACTCCTTAAAGTGCGTGAGGAAAAAATTAATTAAAAAAAATGATTAACCACAAAACTCAACTACGAAGCACGGCTATTGCCTGTAACGGTTACAGCTTTGCTGCTGCGAGGCACGAAGTAGCGCAAAGCTGGTGTTATAGGCTGATAAAACAGGGTAGCAAATAGAACTAAAATTATAATCATTAACTAAAAACAACATGAAAAAAGAAGAAGTTATTTCAGAATTAGGAAGACCGTATTTAAGACCAATAGGCTTATCTCAAGGAGTATTTTTAGTAGCAATTATAATTAGTCCGTTTTTATGGATTTGGGGCAGCGGAGATATAGCATGGAAGACTGCGTTAACAGGATTAATAGGTGTTATCTTAACTAAAATATTATATTGGATAGTTCAAGAATCGCTAAAAACTGTTGCTGATGAAGTTATAAAAGAAATAGAAAAAGAAACGCCAAAAACAAGCAAGTTTCAAATCGGCGGAACAACTTACACAAACTTTGACATAGGACAAATAATCCCAGTTTGGTGGAAAAAACTCGTTCCTGGCGATAAACTTCCTATCAATCCCCGCTATTACATAAAATTTGCTCCATTCGCCGATAACATACAGGGACGCTTTCAGGTAAAAATTAAATATAATTTCGTTCCCGCTCGGCAAGTAATGAGCAACTTTGCTGCTTATTATAACAATACAACTGCTGGAATATTAGAACCTTACAGGCTCTTATCAGGCGACGCAGGCGCTACAGCAAACCTTTTAAAATATCTCGGTTATAATACTCGCAACTGTACAGGTGGACAGGAATATATAAACTTAATGCTTGCTCGTGTATACCATTTAATCGTATACCAAACCTATATGAAATACGCTAACTACAAACCTGATGAAAAAGTCCTTTCAAGTGCCTTCTCAGCCTCTGGCGAGGACACTAATGTAACTCCCTTAACTATTGCTCAGGATTGGTATAATCCTGACCTTTACTCTCGCCTTGGCGCTGACCAGCAGAACGGCACTCAGCCTACAATAGACGGCTCGGACAATCCTTTCACATACAACGACATCAGACTGCTTAAAGCAAATACAACTTTTGCTGAAAAAATACAACAGGTCGCTTATAATTTACAAAATGCTATAAGCTCAATGTTCGGTGTAGAATCAGACAATTACGACAGAATAGAAACAATCGCAGAATTTCTCGGAGTAATGAACATAACTGAAGTCGTTCAGACTGCAACAACCTCAGAAGCTCCTCTCAGCTCTACCGTTTCAATGGCTTTCTTAAATAAGCCGATACAATCTTTCAACTATACTGCTAAAGAATTTGGCTATATAATGGCAACTATGTCTGTAGTGCCTGAAAACAACTGGATAGACGGCTTTCACCCTGATACCCTTCGTTCCTCTTCTCATTACGAATGGTATAATCCAAATTATGCTAATCTCGGTATGGTTGGAATAACTAAAAAGGAAATAAATGCTACAGGACAGAATTCCGACGTTAATATTATAGGCTACAGACCTATATATCAGGAATATAGAGAACCTATGAACCTGATAACAGGAACTTTCTCAGGCGCAGATGATACCGCTGTCGTTAGACGTGATATCTCTTTAATCCCAGGTGGAACACCTGCAGCCGACGGCTTAGCATATGTTTATCCTCAAGAATACGATTATTTATTTCAGACACCGTCTGACCCACATATTACAGTTATAGCAACGCACGACGTTCTCGCTGATAGACCTATCCCAAAGACTATGTATGATGAACCCTACGAAAACGAGGGCGTATAATGTTAGAATTTCCATTTATACTTGCAACTACCCTCGCTTCTATAGGTATGAACATATTCTCAAATATGGAACAAAATGAAATGCAAAAAAATGCACAACTAAGAGATATGTTGCCATGAGCCTTGAATCACAATTCTCTAGCCATGAAGCCGTTTGCGCTGAGAGATATGAGCAGATCAATGCGAGGCTCAAGCGGTTGGAGGGCATCCTCATCAAGACTGCCGGGGTGTTGATTTTCAGTATGTCTGCCATCGTTTATGCGTCCCTCACACTGCATCGTTAATTATGGAATTTCTGGAGGCACTGGCAAAGGGTTGGCCCATGCTGCTGGCGCTGATTACGCTCATTATTGTGCTTGCAAAAATGGATATCAAAATCGCCGTGCTAGAAGAAAAGGTCAAAAGTTTGTTTGAGATTTTTAACCGCAAAGACAAATGAAAGCAAAACTTACTTTCGCCGTGACGCTGATGGTCAGCCTGACGTTATGCGTTGTTGTGGTTGGTATGGTGGCGGTGCTGATGATCGGCTTGTTTGACGAGAAAGTGGACAACAGCGAAATCTTTAAACTGATTAGCCCAGCGTTCCAGACAATTGTTGGCGGCTTTATCGGGCTGCTTGCTGGCGTCAAACTATCACATGATGATGAGGAAACAAAATGATTGGACTCGACGCTATCCTTGGCATCGGCGGCAAGCTGATCGACAAGTTTATTCCCGACCCTGCTGCCCAGGATGCGGCACGGCTGGAGTTGCTCAAGCTGCAACAAGTGGTGAACTGGCGGCAATGACTGCCCAGACCGAAATCAACAAAGCAGAGGCCAGCAACCCCAGCGTGTTTGTCAGCGGCTGGCGTCCAGCGATTGGCTGGGTCTGCGCCCTGGCAATGGGCTACCAATACCTGGCTCGACCGCTGATGGTTGCCTTTATGCCTGCGCTGGCCTTCCCCGGCTTGGACGATAACCTCTGGCAGTTGATGATGGGGATGCTGGGCCTGGGCGGTCTGAGGACGTTTGAGAAGACCCAAGGCGTAGCATCCAAGTGACCCCGCATTTCACGCTTGCGGAGTTGACGATGACAAGCCATCGGCAGTTTGACAACACACCCAATGCTGCTGAGTTGGCAAACCTGACCCGACTAGCACAGTTTCTGGAGTTGGTAAAAGCCAAGCTGGATGGCAAGCCAATTATGGTGAACTCGGCCTTTCGGTCTAAGCACGTCAATGACTCAGTGGGCAGTAAAGACACTTCTCAGCACCGGCTAGGCTGCGCTGCTGACATTCGTGTGCCCGGCATGACCCCTGACCAAGTTGTACGCGCTATCATGAGCCACGGGTTGTACTTTGACCAGATCATCAGAGAGTTTGACGCCTGGACGCACATCAGTATCCCAAACACCGCAGCCCTGCTACCCCGGCGTCAGGCGCTCATCATCGACAAGCTAGGCGTGCGGCCCTTTGTTTAGTACCCGGTACGCCTCAATCGCATCCTTGAGGTCGCCTCGCAGTTGCTCTAGCTGGTCTTGCTGCTTTTGCATCCGCAGGTAGGCTTCAAGCGCAAACTTGTCCAGTACGGCTCTGTCCCAAGTCGCAAAGGTAGGCGTCATGGGTGTGGGCAATCGTCAGGCACAAAGGCCAGGCAGTGGACGGCGGTGTACTTGCCTGTTGTCTTGACCCAGCGGTCGATATAGGTGTCAGGCATCAAGGCCAAGGAACGACTGACGCCTGTCGGCGTAACCTTCAGCGCAAGCGCAAGTTCCAGGGCAGTCATGCCGTCTGGTGCTTGGGCTAAAACATCTCTAATCTTGTCTGAAATTACCACGGCGCATCCTCATGGTTTTGCGGGTTGAACGGGATAGGTTTGGCTGGCTGCGCTGGTGGCAACTCGGTGGGAAAGGGCCAGTTATCCATTGTTGCGCTCTGCTGCAAAGTGGTCAGCCAATTCCCGCGCCCGGTGTTTGTTGATGCCTTCTCGGACTAAGCTGGCGACAATCATGTCACGCCACGGCGTTGGCTCTTTGCTCTGATGGCTTTGGCGCAAAGCCTCGGCCTCAATTCGCTTAAATTCATCATCTTCAGTATTCATAGCATCCCCCAAACAATCAAGGCATAGACAAGACCGAACAACGCACCACCGGCGACAAGACTAAAGTTTGATGATTTCATGGCTTTACTCGCAACGTAGGACTTGGTAATGGTCACCGGCTGAGCAGCTCTTGTAAGAACCTTTCCCCCAGCGATCAGAGCACCAGGCTGTTACAGCTCCAGAAAGAGCCTTTTTGTCATGAGGCCCAAAAGGAATGCAAGCAACATCTCCGATTTTTACGTCTTGCAAAAACGGCACAAAATATTTTGCATAAGTGCCAGGTGGTACGGTGTGATGTCGTTTCTTAGGCTTTGCAGATTCCAGTTGCCCGTACTCAGTACCATCTGGAGAGATGATCTTGTACTGACAACCGGCAGCGGTTAAAAGATTCATCGCTTGATGGATCGTTTTTGTAATGATTGCTGGCTGTGTCATAGTTTCTCCTGTGTTTTGGTCTTATT